TTCCAAATCGGATCCAAATGGAGTGAATCATTCGAAGGTTTCAGCTGGGAGAGTCCTGGTTATTATTCACCGGGGGATAATGCATATTCAGCAGAACTTTTAGAACGCGATATGATTAAACAAGGTGAAGGTGCCAGATTCGTAATGTGTATTCAATGGCGTAAACATTACTGGCAGGATCGTGCAGATGGTCACGTGCTAATTGGTATTGTTAAAGATCATAAAGTCGTTTACTATGATCCACAATCAGGTAAAAAGGCACAGTCCTGGAAATATAAATGTAATCCGCGTGAAACAATGTATGCGAGAATCGATAACTTACATATAGACGCTGTTAAGGCATTTAACTGTGTTTACAATAAAGGCGAACAGCCGACACGTAAAAGTTTAACTCGTGGATGGATAACCAAAGAAGAATCGGGGGAAGGTTATGAATCAATATAAAGTACTAGAATCGGAAAACTATATCTATAAGTATTTCGAACCTGAGAATCCAGAAGACATGGCGCAAATTTTACAGATCACTAAATCCGATGGATCCAAGAAATGGGTACGTGAAATCGATGTCTGGGATGATCTCGAAAAAGCCAAACCAGTTTTCGATGGTGACGATGTTGAAGATTATATTAAATAACAGGTTGACATATTATAAATATATTATATAATTATATCAGAAAGTCAGGAGATATAATTATGACAAACGAACAAAAACAATTCCAAAACGAATTAAAGCAAGCAATCCAACAAGTGTGTCCAGTTTTAACTTTCGAAAAAGAAGTTAACTGCGGCGACGTTATTGAATTAGCGGACCCGGAAAATTACATTAGACACGAGGAAGTAAAAAAATCTTACTTTGGTGATCGTGATACTTGGACTGATGTTTGGTACGAAGGTATTACATTAAACATCGAGGAAACTTGGAGAAGTAATGGCACAAACGAAAATAAATCGTTTTATCTCAGAGTTTTGAAATGGAACAGACATTCCGGTTCGGTGTTATTCAGAGTTAAAATCAGCCAAAAAGATTCACTCAAAAAACGCGAACGTTTAATTAACGAAACCGTTAACGCTTACAATATGGAGGTTCTCTAATATGACACTTTACGGAAAACGCACAACTCGTACCACTGCCAATGTTTATTACATCGGTATTAATCCAATGAACGGTAAAACTGTCTGTGTTTTATCCGGTGGTCATTTAAACCACGATGGTTGGTTTCAAATCTTCGCTGCTAATGCAGGTCGCTGGTTAATGAATGTACACGACGTTCACGAATTAAACGAATTACCAAAGGCGGATTACTATTATGTGTGCTGCTAAACCAAACCATTCAATCATTCTTATCAATCGTAAAACCGGTCGTCATACGATGACATTTTACACCTACGACGCATTCCGCGATTATGTGGAATTACATCCAGGTAAATATACCGTTATTACAACAACGATCACCGGGGATGGTGGTTATGTGGAGGACTGCTACAACCTGTTTTAATGCCTATGAAACGTACAAAATACTATGTCAAGGATCACTCGACTAACGAAATCCTTATTTACAGCGCCACTCGCAAGGATGCTGAATACATTATGAAACACTGTAAAAATAAAAATCATACACGTATGTATGTGGAGGTTCTCTAATATGCAACTGCTAAAATCATTTTCTACATCGCGTGTATCTGTATTCGTGTACGATACGCAACAAACATTCTTTAATGAATCAATTTACTGTATTACATCGCGAAATCTGTCAACCGATCGCATTCTTATACGTTTCGGAACTTTCGCGCAAATACAATCGATTTTGAGCACTTACTTACCGAAAGGGAAATTTACATTATGAAAGCAATCTATCTAGGATCCCTCGAATCATCTAAAACTGCCCAACTGCACGAAGGTGAAGTGTGTACAATTCAAACCAGTTTATTCGCCACTGACTCCAATTTCGAGGACAATTTTTACGATATCGTTTTCGCTGATGGTTTCCGTATGTACGATGTCAGTGGCTACTGTTTGGAGGAAATAAAATGATTAAAAAAATAATTAAGGATATATTAAAACTGATCCATGATCCAACACTGTCAGACGAGGCGAAATACCACTTAATTCTGGCCCATAACGAACTGATGAAAGTGTACGAAAACGATCGCGACCACTCGCTATGAAAATTTATCTAAACGTCACCGATTCTAATTCCTACTGATTACGTCTGCTTTCCTTATTTACTGTCCCCGCTCGCTAATTATTATAAATTTATTATATTTTACCATGTTACCCTTATGTATTATATACATACTAATCGCTTTACTGAAGGGTTTGCATGGTTTTTCTGTTTTTTACAAACTTTTTCTATATATATACGTACATAGTTATACAAAAAATGAGAAAACTATTCAGTAATATAATATATATTACTAACTATTCAGTAACTATTAAAAACTATTCAAAACTATTCAGTAAACCGGTCTTCATCTATTCAGTGTTACGTTATTTTCGGTTTGTATGTATAATAAATACATGGGAAGACCAAGTAAGTTAAATGACGAACTTATTGAATTGATGGCAAGCAAATTGCGTAAAGGATTACCGATTACGTCTGCTTGTGATTTACTTATGATTACACAACCATGTCACCAGAATTGGATGACGCAAGGTGAATTTGATGTTGAGGCAGATGTTGATACTTTATATTCACGATATTTTCTGACGATTAAAAAAGCGAGATCCGAATTTGAAGAAGAAGCATTGGAAGATATTGGATCCGGAAGACCTGGATGGCAGGGCAAGGCGTGGGTACTCGAACGTACGAACCAAAAGTATATGCCTAAACAAGAGATTGGTGCTGGTCCCGATGGTAAGGTAAACGTTATCATTGGTGGTAAGGTTAAGGATATTAAAGTTAAAGATGATTAATTTATGTGATACAGAATTGTCACTCGCTGACTTTCAGGACATTTGGTTTACGAATTGTCCAGTTCGATACAGACTATTGAAAGGTGCTCGTGAAACAGGTAAAACGTATAACTTCATCGGCTTGGAAGTTATTTTTAAGATTTTAAGTGATGAGCGTCGTAACATTATGATGGTTCGTCAGCACGATAAGGATAACGCGAACAGTAACTATACGATCATAAAAAGTATTGTGAATCGTTTAGGGATCAAACATTTATTTAAATTTACGAAATCACCGTTACAGATCGAACGGCGCGATACAGGTCAGGTGATCCTATTCAGTGGTATGAACGATGTCGAAAACATAACATCGACCAGTGTGGTGCAAGGTTACTGGACTGACATATATTTCGAAGAAGCCAGTCAGCTGGAATCATATGATGACTTCCGTGTTGTCGATGGTTCCTTACGTTTACCGAATACGGATGATGCCGCGGATTTAAATTGTCAGATCACATTCTGTTTCAATGCCTGGGATGTTGGTCACTGGTTGTACGATGTGTTTTTTAAAGGTAATTTGGAAGACGATGTCGAGGCGCTCGAACACGATAGGTATCAGTTTAAAATGATCCCAGATTTTAACTTAGGTTATGGTTACGGGTTAGCATTACATATAAGTTCGTTTAGGTGTAATAGTTATCGCAGACCAGAGAAGGACGAATCGATGTTGATCCTTAAAAACAATGCGTACGATATTTACAAGGTTGAAGGTTTAGGTTGCTGGGGTCACATCGGTGACGCTACATATCCGTATTTTAACGACCGACTGATCATACCACATTCACAGGCGATGAATTTCCAATACAGTCGCTTCCATATCGGTATTGATATCGGTGGCACGAATGGTGAATCGAAAGTATTAAAGGAAAATTACAGATCCGCGATGACAATGGAATTAACCGGATTAACGACTGATAATAGTACACTGGTAAGTATCAACGAATACTTTTATACCAATGAAGGAAAACAGGTACATAAGGATGGTCCAGAGATCGCTGACGATATGATTCGTGTGTTAATGCAATGGCGCGATATGTACCCGTTTATGCGTAATCAGACAATCGTATGTTATGTAGAATCTGCCGATCCGGGTGACTTCCAGGGATTATTACGTGTTAAGGCACAGCAGCGCGGATTGTTTAATGTACGATTTGTTAACAGTACGAAGAATAAGATCCAGTCCAGGGTTGACTTCGATAACCTGTTGATGGCTTTCGGAGAGCATTTATATACGGAACTATGTTATAATTTAATACGAGAAGTTAAAGCAAGTAAAAAAGACGAGGAAGGCCATTGTCGAGCAGATGGAAATGACCACGCATTAAATGGTTCCGAGTATTCGTGGATACCGATGCTTCCATATATAAAACGATACAAGGAGTTTAAAGAACGATGACATTAGGTGAGTGGATTAAGAAGAAAATTGTTAAATTTTTGGGACTCGATAAATTACCAGAGAATCCTAACAACGATAGATTATTATTTGTGAATGATACCGATAACATTAAAGCCGAACAGATTATGGCGAATAAAATTTGGTATCTCGGAAATGGCGATGATTTATTAGCGTTTTATACAGGTGAGAATGTATCCGGTTTCAATACTGAACCGATTTTTAATCGTAACAAACGTAATTATTTCTGGTCGAAAAGTAGCCAGGAATGTAACATAAAACGTGTCCATTCAGGTATCCCGCATGCGATTATTCAAACAATCAGTAATATCGTGGACATGCCGAAAATTACGATTGCGGATAAACAGGATATCTGGGACGAGATCGCTGAAGAAAACGATTTCACCAGTAAATTAACACAGCAAGCCAGACCGTTAACACTCGCCGAAGGTTGGGGTGGCTGGAAAGTTAATTTTAATAAGGATTTAAGTAAACATCCGATCTGGGAGTTCTATGAAGGTCTCGATGTTGAATATATTTATAAATGCGGTTTATTAGTCGGTATGATGTTTAAATCGTATTACAAGAAAAAAGATGATAATTATGTTTTAATTGAACAGAGATATAAAGCGAACGGAAATTCATACATAGAATATAACCTATTCAAGTTAGCGAAGAATAACGAGATCCTGGAAGCGAATTTGGACGACATTCCAGAATTGTCCGATATTCCACGTGAAAAACAGGTTGTTGAAGGTTTGGATTGTATTTTAGCCGTACCGAGTCGTTATTTCTATGATCCGTTAAATCCGAAATATGGTAAATCAGTATATGCCGGCAAATTGGATTTATTCGATATGTTAGACGAGGTATGGTCGCAAGCCAGTCAAACAGCTCGTGTCAGTACACCGATTACCTGGGTCAACCCCGATGTTATGCAACGTGGACCGAATGGTGCGATTGGTTATGAAAATCTGTATAACAGACAGATTATGATGAAGGAAGGTATTCCAGACGGTGAAGGTCATATGAATACCGATATTGTTACTGAACAGCCAGATTTGAATTTCGATAAGTATGGTTTATTAAGTAAAGATATTATGGATTATATATTTACAGGCGTATTGTCGCCAGCCACGTTAGGTGTTGATATTGCGAAAAAGGATAATGCGATGGCACAGCGTGAAAAGGAAAAAGTCAGTATTATGACACGTAATAATATAATGAATCAGGAAGAACGTATGATTAAGCAGATCGTGGAATTATCGTTGATGATCCAGGAATATATGGAAACTGGCGTTATTACGTTAGCGGAATACGATATTAATGTTAAATACTGTGAATTTGCGAATCCAGCGACCGAGACGATGTTACCGATTTTAGGATCCGCGTGGAGTCAGGGTCAGATATCAACAGACAGATTTGTTAAGATGATGTGGCCAGACGACACAGACGAGGAACGTGCGAAAGAAATCGCGTGGTTAGATGAGAATAAAAAGAACGATGAATTCGATTTACAAGGATTGATGAATAATGAAGGCAGAATTAACGAAGCTGTGGAACCAGGAACAGAAGATGAAGCAGAATTTGCTGCACCAGAAGAACCAGTACCTGGCGATAATTTACAATGATACGTTGTCGCACAAGAATATCCGTGAGATTCACCGGGATTTATTAAAGGTAACGATAAATCCGAATAAGGTACTACTGACGTATGTAATGAAACTGGCGAATCGCGTTAAAAAATTGGATAAAGGCGCGGGTCAGTATTACGGTACAGGCGGTTTAGATGTATTAGCCGCAGCGATTGTTAGTATGTACAGTAAAAAAGCGGTTAATTATGAAACGAATATCCTGGTAAATCACGAGGTACGAAAATACGAGGATAAACGAAAAATTGAAATACTCGAAGATGCGTTTGAAGAGAATCGTAAAAATGGTAGGATATTTTATGTAGCCAGTAAACACGCGGATTCGGCCGAAGATCATAAAGATTGGCAGGGTAAGATTTACGTTGACCGATATTGGCACAATTATGATACCGATGGAAAGTTAGGTAAATATATACGCGAGAATAATATCCGTACAGTACAGTGGGTAACCGGGAAACCAGTTTGGTTTATTACCAGACCGAACTGTCGACACTATTTTACGAATTATAGTATTGATGAGGTTTTAAACGGTAAATATAAGATTCCGAATAGAAAAATCGGTGATCGTAGATTGCAGACACCACAGGATGTGAATTTACATTATTATGAAGACCGATTACGTTTGTTAATGACGATGTACAGTAAGTATAAAACGCCGTTATTGAAAAAACAGATCGATAAAACGCGATTATTGATTGCAAAATGGAAAAAATTAGTGCAAAATTAAATTAACTCGGAGGAGGATAACTCATTTTATGGATGAAATGCCGGTAAATAATGCAGTTTCTACGGCGGAAACACAAGAACAACCAGCGGTAAATGAAGCGGAGGCGCCTGTAACGCCAGCAAATCCTGCAGAAAATGCTGCTGAAGAACGCAGATACACTAAAGAAGAGGTTATTAACATGATGAAAAAGCGTGTTGCACGTAGTCATGGAGCCTTTTTTAAGAGGTACGGCGTTGAAGATTTAAAAGGACTGGATGATTTATTTGAAAAAAGTAAACAGTACGGTTCGATGAACGACGAATTCGGTAAAATTCAACTAAAAAACAGTGAATTGATGCGCGAAAATGCGTTTTTAAGGAATAATATCAATCCTGACAAGTATAGCGATATAATCGCGTATTTTAAAGGGAATGACATTGAATTTTCCGAAGATGAGTTGTTAAAAGCACTACCTACACACAGTGAATGGTTGAAGCAAACAGCACCAGCAACGACAATTAAGTCTTTGGGTTCTGAAGCACACACAATGCCAAAAGCTGATGAAGCAGATTTAGCAGGTAAGTTGTTGGGCGTTAAATTTTAGATAAAGGAGACATACACATGTCAAGAGAAGATTTATTGAAAATGCTTCGCGATGCTGGTCTCTCTGATGAAGATATGAAAGCGTTATTAAAAGATGCATTAGATTCACTCGATATGCACGAGGAAGAAGACGCAGAAGAAGACAGACACGAAGAAGAAGAGGCTGAAAAAGCCGGTGAATTATTAGGCGTGGACCTATAAGGAGAAAGAATTAATTTATGAATAGTTTTGAACTTATTGAAAAGTATTTACCAAAAGCAGTTGACAAATACTTCTTCATGGATGCTAAGACAGCAATCCTTGAACAAGGAAGCAAATTCATCGATGTCAAATTCGATCAAACAGGTTATGTTAAAATTGCTTCGTTCTTAATGGATGGTTTATCAGACTACTACCAAACACAAGTTGGATCACAAGGTTTCGTGAATCCAGCCGATGCTCGTCCATCCGCTTTAATCGATCAACAATATGCCGCTTATGCTGGTAACATTGCCGACGGCCAAAGAGATGGTTTCGCATTAGGTAATGTTTCCGTCCAATGGGAAATCTTCAGACTCCAATGGGTCAGAGGTAAACAATTCCGTATCGACTATATCAGTGATGAAGAAACCGCTGGTATCGTTATCGGTAATGCCGTTGAAGAATTCAACAGAACCAAAGTTATTCCTGAAGTTGACGTTTGCAGATTCGGTGCGATCGCCGAAAAAGCCAATGCCACATTAGGTAACCTCGTTTCTGAAACAGTTGATGACAATGAAATCATTTCATTATTCAACAGAGCATTTGAATGGTTAAACGAACACGAAGTTCCAGAAGAAGAACAAGTTATCTTCGTTAACCCATCTGTTATGACAAAAATCCGTAACAGCACAGAATTAGTGAAATTCATCACCCAAGGTGACTACAGAAGCCCAGCCGGTATCGATTTCACAGTTGAAAAATATGCTGGTAGACCAATCATCATGGTTCCATCCAACAGATTCTTCACAAGTCCATTATTAACCAATAATGGTTACAGAGCCAACAGTGGTTCCAAGATTATTAACTTCATGGTTGTTAGCACCAAGGCCGTTGTCCCAATTCGTAAACTCGAATGGAATAAAGTCTATGGTCCAGAATTATCTGGTTTAGCTGGCTTCCACGGTTACTTAATTAACTACTTAATGTACCACGGTGTGGTTATCCCACGTAACAAAGTCGTTGGTTGCTACGTTTCCGTTAGCTCCGCTGATGCTTCTGGTAAAGTCAATACCTTAGCCGTTGCGACAAAACCAGGCAGTGCGACAAACCACTACTTCGTTTCCGATGCTTATACATCACCAGCCGGTTTAAGAGGTACATTATATGTTAGCTACACAGCTGCCTTCACATTAGGCGGTGCGATCAGTTCCCACGCTGACGGTGTTGCCATTGCGTTAGACCAAGACCTCGATGCAAGTACAAATACACAAGCTTACTTCGGCTTAGTCGATGATGGCGGTACAATCATTGCCACAACCGGTGCCACAGCTGTTGCATTATCCAAAAAGTAATCGCTGAAGGATAAAAATAAAGGATCCTCGTAAGAGGGTCTTTTTTTATGGAATAGTTTATTATATAATAATAGTAGAGGTATAATAATATGTATAAAGATGAAAAAGGCCATTTTACAAATAAAGAGAATGACGGCGGA